TAGCATCAATCTTACCTAAGTTTTCTTTTGCAGATGTCAATGAAGGCGTAACTTTTGAAGTTTTAGCTTGTTTCTTTGCTTCAGTTTGGGCAGCCTTTACATTACCTTTAAGCACCTTGTCTGCTAATCCTGTTATTTCTCCTTTATCAAAACCTCTAGAAAAACTTTGTAATGCTCTAAATACGTCTTGCCCGTCTTTTACAGTTGTCACTTCTGATTGAGGTACAATCTTTCTGAATTGATCCACTACTTTTTTAGAGAACGTACGGTCAGCATTCATATCTACATTATAAGTATACTCTAACATAGTAGCTAATTTCTCTTCCGCTATTTCAGCTGCTGTGAACTCTGCTAAAGGGTATTTAGCATCTACAGCGTCAAACTTAGCTTGAGCTCCTTTAAAGTTTGAAATCATGTAAGATTCAAAGCTAGACACCAATCCTATAATATCCGCATTTCCTTCAAATAACTTTTTGAATAAGGTTGCATGCGCAGTTTCATGTAGAATAGTAGCCCCTAAACCATTAGCCGCTAAAGTTTCCCCAACGCTAATTGCTATAGGAACACCCGCTTCTGCTCCAAAAAACATACCTGCAGAACGCCCATTATCAGTTGCTAACTTAACAGCATTTTTTACTGCTTTTATTTCTTGTATTTGGTCTTTTTTATCTTGAGTTAATTCACCTGATCCTTCTATTTCAGCAATTTTATTATCAAGTTCAACAGCGGCTTTTTCATATGCTTGCTCTTGAGTAGTAACGTTAATAGCTTTAAATTTTAGATCGTTTTCAGCGGCGTATTGAATTTGCTGTTTATTCTGCTTCTGTACAGCTTTAGAACTGGTAGAATTTGCTATTATAACATCCTTAACACTGTTAGCCATCATGATCTTACCTTGAAGATCCGTAATAAGCTTTCTTTTTTGATCCATACCTAAATTAGGATTTTGATTTAATTTATCAATCCCTCTTTTAAGTTTAAATGTTTCAGCGTCAATATCTAATAATGTTCTTTTATCAGGATTACTAAGCTCATTAATTCTATTCTCGTTAATCTTTTTAGATTTTAAGTTTTCAATTATTAACTTATCAGCCTCCTCTGCTAGTATGTTTAGAGTGTTTTCAGCGTTAGCATCCCCTTCTTTAGGCATGTTTTTCATTATAGTTTCACGCTGCTTTCTAATAGCCTCAAGTCTTTGGGATCTATTGTTTAATTTTGTTATTTCACTACTCCCATTAAAAGCTCTGTATATATCACCTGCTAATATTGGTGCTTGAAATCCAAAACCAGACATTATAGACCCCGTCAAATATGCTTCACCAAGCCCGTCTGTAATAGCAATGTCTTTATCTAATAAATATTTATCAACACCATTGTTTATAAGTTGAGCCGCAAATTCAGCACCACCTTCTTTATTAACATTTATTCCGTAGTCTAATAAAGCTTTTCTTTTTGAAAATGTATCTAATGTAAAACCTTCTCCAACATCAAAAGATTTAGCTCCTTTTGTTGCTTTCTTAAAATTGTTTTTTCCAAATTTAAGATAGTTTAAACCCCTTTTTGCTTGACCAAGGGATACTTTTTCTGTAACATATTCAGCTGCACCGTATAAAACGCCAGCTCCGTAAAATTGTAATGCGGATATTTTAAGATCTGGGTCATGTTCCATTTCTAAGTCCATGTCATTGAACTTATTACCCCCTGCAGCAGCAGATACAGCAATAAGACCAGCCCCGCCGGTGCCAACTGTAATAGCTGTGTTTACAGCCTGCTCACTGAAAAGATCTAGCATAAACTCACCAAAATCTTCAATTCCTTGTATTTCCCCTAGCTGTTGTCGTTGTTTTGTAGCATTTTCTATTTCTTCAACTCCCTCGTATAATGCGTCAACCCCTTCTTTAAAAGTGTCAGAGCCAGCAGGAGCAACACCTGCTAAGAACATTGGTAAATACCCACCTTCTTCGTTTACGTCGTATCCAGTAGTTCTTTTAATTAATTGTTGAGGACTAAGCTCATGCGCAACACTACCCAGCCCAGCCATAGTTCTTACAACTGCTCCTGTTATTCTATTGTTTGCAACATCTAAATTGTTGTAAGTCCTTTTAGTCATATCAGCAAGTATGCTGGCTTTATCTGAAGACCCTTCCATGTCTCCTAATTTGTTGAATAACGTATTATATATTTGACCAGCTGTGGCTTGGGTATTAGCTAATTCGTTATACCTAATTTTATCTATATTAGTTACAGATCCAGGATCATTATTAAACTTGAATTGTAATCTATCAAGTTCAACCGAACTTGTTTGCATTATATTAGCGTATGTAGTAATTTTATCTATTGTAGAATTAAACTCAGTAGTAGCTTCCTCTCCTTGTTTTTCTAACTCAGAAGTTAATATAGCTCTACCGGCCATATATTCTATCTCTTCATCTGTGAGTATTGGAGTAGAGCCTGCTTTGCTTGCAAACTTTTTAAGTCTTGCAAAACTAAACCAACTTCCAAAAACATCTTTTTCGTATTGTTCTAGTACTTCTTCCGCTTGACGACGCATTTCAACTTCCTTTTTCTCGTCAATGTACATACCTCTAGCTCGCTCTCTCCATTGTTCCTCAGGTACTGTATATATGTCGTACTCATTATCGGATGCTTTAGCCAAGTCCACCTTAGCTTGCTGAATGTAATCTTTATACCTATCTTCGTAAGTTGTGCTAATAATTTCACCCGTAGGTAACATTTTGTCTAGCTTAGCATTATATTCTAATTCTCTTTCAACTATTTCAACAGGTTTGTCTGCTTGAGCTTCAATCTCACCTATTTGTTCAGATGATATTTTAATAGCACCTAGTGCAGCTCTAGCTGTTTCTAGTTTATTATCCATTGTTAGCCAACCTCCCTTTGGGTCTTCTGGCTTATCAGGAGTGTCTAATTCTGCACTAACTTGATTTGGTGAATCCGATAAAATATTTTCCAAGTTCCATCCCGTACCTTCTGGTATAGGCTGTTCCGGCAGGTACTCTGGTCTTAGAGGCCCCACACTTGCACCCTGAGTTGCAGCGCCCAATTCCTTTCCCGGGTCTATAACAGTTTCTTCTTCTTCATCTACTAACTTGTAACCAAGAGAATTAGCGTATTGATCTATAGACATTCCACTCATTTCGGCAGCTTGCTGTAATAGCTCCTGCGTCATAGTTTCACCTGCTTCGTTTTTGTAAATAGGCATATTTTATATAATTAGTTAGTTTTTTGTTCTATATTGCTTTGTAGCAGATTTCATTTTTGACCATGCCCCTTGTGCTGGTATAGTATTTTCGCCCACAACAGGTTGCCAGGTTTTAACCTTTTTCCCATTAATAGTAGAATCCGCTAGCACAACGTGTTCCCATACTGGAGGTGTGTTTCCAACGGCTCTTAATCTATAAGCGCTTGCTGTTGTTGCCATCATCATTTCACCATTAAAACTCGTTAGGTCTGCGTCAGGATCAGTTTTAATAGCAGCATCAATTTTCTTTTGATTATTAACATACCCTTCATACATATCATAGCTGTACCCTTTGTTCGTATCCTCTGTTTTTTTAGTTCTACTTACAATAGCGGGTTTTGGTGCATTATTGTGTATAGCACTTTCAGCCAACCACCTTTTAGCAAATTCTTGTTGGGTTAACTCTAACTCATTACCTAAAGCATCTGTGTATATTTGAGATGAATCTCCTTCAGGATCAAAAACAAACTGGCCCGAATCCGCATCTATATATCCTTTAACAGTGTATTTTTTCTTTGATTTGTCTTTAGGGTCCCAAGGAGTGTCTTGACCAGTTATACCAGAAGAATCTTGACCTATAACATCATTCCAAAAATCAGACATAGACTGAAACTCTTTAGGGTCGTCTACCATGTAGTTAAACCCACTTTTAGAAATATTAAGTATAGCTGCTTCTTTTCCTATAAGCTGCCCTTCGTCGTTTGTTTTCCATTCTAAATTTGTAATACTTGACTCTCCGTCTTTAGAAGTGGTAGTCTCATAATCGTAATATGTTTGACTAGGCCTTTGAGCCGTACCTACTATAGCTTCTGAGGCATCTTTTTGTTCGTCTTTTGTATCTATTATAGTTCTAAAATAAGCCTCTGGGTTTTTACCGCCATTGGTTGTTTGCATGTATTGATCTATGTTAAACACATTTAACACGTTACCCTTTTCATCTTTGTCATATATAACAAAATCCCCATTTTGGTTTGCTATAGAAACATCTCCTCCTTCAATTAAGTCTAATAAAAGCTTTTGTTGAGCAGTTGGTACACCTCCTGCGATTGCTCCAGCGGTACCAAACTCTTTACCCAAGGCTTCTTTTAATGTCGTAGCCGCTGCTAAAACTAAAGGTGCTTGCTTAGCGTACTTAGCAACGTTAGCATTTATTTCAGCCAGAGCTTGTTGTCCTAAAGCTAGGTCGATACCGCTGTTTGGGTCGTCCATAGCCATCTTTATTTTAACATACTCGTCCATTTCGCCATAAAACAACTCATTCTTACTTATTTCAAACTGATTATTATTTGTTGTTGTAAGCTTTGCTACTTTATCATATTGAGTGGTAGCTATATTGTTTCTTGATTTTAGCAGGTCTAATTGCTGTTGTTTTTCGTATTTTATGTTCTGTTGCCGTAAATTTAAACCAGCCGCTATAGATTGACCTACATTAGCTATAGATTGACCAACGGCATTCCAGTTAGGTGTAGAAGTATTAACACTTCCACCTTTACCTGTTATTCTAGCTGCCTTGATAGTAGGCGGGTTCCAATTTATTGTATTTGACATTCTACTTTATTTTTTAAATTATTATAGTTACATACCTGCAAGCCCGGCTCCCATTATACTGCCCCCTGCACTAGCTAATCCGCCCCAAGCAGCGGCTTGACCTGCTTTAGCAGATGATCTCTGAGCACTTGCTTGTTGTTGTTGACCAGCTAGTCTGGCTAATTCGTTCTCGTCTCTTTGCTCTTGGCTTTCAAACTCGTAAGCTCTACCTTGAGCTTGAGCCCCTTGTAATCTTATTTCATCTTGCATTTCTGTATTTTGCATACGAACCGCTTCAGCATATCTTGCTTTTTGAGCATCTTGCTCACCTTGAGCTTTCATTTTTTCATTAGTAGCTTCTTGGCTTTCTATACTTGCGGATACACCTTTTTTACTTTGTAAAGCTGCTTGAGCTAAAGCTGTTGCTCCACCTGCACCTGCACCTGTTGCTAACAGTGTATCTAGAGTATTTGCTAATGCAATATCAGCTTGTTCAGCTTGCATTTCCGCTGCCCCTGTCGCAACACTTAGGTTAGCAAATGGGTTGGATAATGTATTCTGTAAATCCGTAGCCATATCAGCAACTGAGGACATCTGATCATAAGGGTTTATTACCTCTTGTCTATTGTCTTCAATGTAATCCATACGCGCCCTTGCGCTAGCTGCTCTTCTACCTGCTCTTTTAGCTTCTTTACCTGCGGATATTGAACCTGCCACCGCACCTCCTACCGCTATCGCTGCGCCCGCTATTGCTGTTACTACTGCCATAATTTATATGTTTTTTATCATCTCATAAGAAGGGTCCGGATCAGCGGTCCAACCTAATTTTTTATGCGTTTCTATTAAATGTTTATTTCTACCTATGGTAAACATATGCACTTTGCCTAAAGCCTTACAAGTATTCTCTGCACTTGTTATAAGCAATTCTAAGGCCTGTTTGCGGTCTTTATCTCTATATTCTGGATCTGATACTATCCATTCTAATAAGACTGCGTCTGAGTTAGTTAAATACAAAAAACCTGCTACTATTGGTTTACCATTTTTTTCAACCATTAAACCACCTTTTCCATTATCTGGTAAAAATGACTTAGGAGGATTGACCCATTTTGGCCAGCTATCCCACCAGCTACATAATGTATCCCAATCCTCGTCTTGTAATATTCGTGCTTTTAATTCCATTTAATTTAATTTAATACGCAGACTCTACATAGTTTGTAGAAACTGCAAACAATTCTTTTATATCCCCTACATTAGTCACAAGATCTGTGGCTATTGTTACTGTAGAGTAATATCCTTTTATACCAGTCATATCACTTCCAAAAATAACCTCTCCTGATTTTACTCCGGAGCCGTTAACAATTTTACCATGATATTTTCCTTCTTTTTTAGCAAACCCCGCGTATTTTATAGGCGCTATAAATCCAGGACCTGTAGCATTAATGCCTGTTTTTGGAGGTATACTTGAATCATAAGTTCCTTGTAGGTAACTTAATATGTTATTACCAATATCACCTTCAGATGTAAGTTGGGATGTTACGGTCCAACCTGAACTTCCTTCATAGTTTATTGTTTTAAATACCTTAGACATGCTTGGTTTTGGGTTATGTACAAAAGTGACTTTGCTTACATATGTTGTTCCATAAAAGCTATTTCTATCCACTGCATTAGAAAAATGCTCGTATACAGCGTCTTCAGTCGTACTATAAAACTTGTTTTTCAAACTAAACATAAAACTAGGTAGATAGTCCATAAAACTAACCCATCCTTTAACAGACTCATCAAATGTCAATGTAGCCATTACTGTGCTCAATCCGTTTCCTTGTAGTGATAATATATATTGTTTTGAATAAACGTCGTAAGCCCCTATAGCTTTACCTGTTTCTAAATTTGTTAAGTTATCTCTAAAATAGTCAGTCATACCATACCTTGATATCTCTTCAAGACCATTCATAGATAATCTCATTACAGCATTTCTATTTTTGTCTGTAAAATATTTTTGATATCCGTATACAGCAAAGCTTTCAGGATTCTTGCTAATACCATACTCGCCTTGATAAGGTTGTATTGTACCAATTGTAGTATTAACGTTAGTTACAGCTCCCCCGCCTTCTGCTGAGTAAATAGCATCTTTATCTATTAAAGCTCTACTTACTTTGTTTTCTTGGAATATAATTAGGTTTGTATCTTCTGCATAAAGTTTCTGAATAGATCCATTAGCTGGATCTGCAGATTTGGTTATTTCTTCTCCTACAGAAAATACATTTGTTTGATTAATACCTGTTCTAGAGTTAAATATACCTGAATATATTAATCCATTTAGCAGTAAAGATCCGTCAGGGTTTGGTTCAACAGCATAAGCTTTTACTCCATAACCAACTTCTACATTATTATAGCCTCCTCTTAATCTGGATTCTTCAATAACCCAATCATTAGGCACTGAGTCTACTGCTGTTCCAGAAAATACTGGCCACCTTGTATTGTTTAAAGCGGTAGCCGTTATCAAACTAGGCCATGTAGGCTCATTGTCATTATCCACTACTTTTTTAAGCAAGAAAGAATTGAAATATTTAACTTCTATAGGGTATGCCATTATAATTACTTGTTTATGCGGTTAATTACTATATAGTGTTATTGATTGTACAGGAATTACATCCACTACCAGTCTTTACGCCTGTTGACTCGAAATATGCTTTATAAGCTCCATTACCTTTTTCGTCCGGATTCCTAAACACACCTGTGTCGATTACACCTCCTCTATATATACGACCAGTTTGATTGTAAGTAAACCATCCAGCTGTAGGTGTCCAAGGGGTTAATAACTCTTTATCTGTATAAAATTCAACAACATATTTAGATAAATAAGATTGTGCCCAAACTTTCGTTGAAGTAGAAGGATTAGGCACGGCACAAGCGGATGTTGAGCTTGTTGATGTAGCTATATTATACTCAAATGAGGTACCTGGAGTCCCTCCATCGCAAGACGGGGTGTCATAACTACCATCGCTGCTATAAAATCCCCAATCAAAATCCATATTTGGATTAGCACAGGTACCAGTCCCGGTAATAAATGCTCTTAGATTACCATATGGAACAAGTTGGTATTCTCCGGGTGTATTAAACATTAGATATCGGTTGCCAACTGCATTATCTTGAAATCCTATATTTAAACTCATACCTGGAAAAAATGTATTTTGGTCCTCTGTGTTAGAAGTTAATCCAACATTGGAGGCATTACCAGCCCAATCACCTCTAAATTCACCGGTATTTCCATTAGCATCTACCGCTGTGCTCCAAGCGCTAGATGAATCTGCTCTATAGTTCATTTTAGGTCCATACCAAGCTTGATCGCTACCACCGGGAGAATACGCAAACATAGAAAAAACAACAACAAATTGTTCGTTATCACCTAGTTTTATAAATTTATCTTGATTACCTCCGCATGCTGTATCATAATTATAAGCAGCATCATCATATGTAATGTAGTTTCCTTCTACGCAATTTGGAGTGAAAGAGTTAAATCTACAATTGATAACTCCATTGTTTTGACTGCCTGCTTGCTGTACGGTAACTTGATCATTGGGTTGATAACCTGAACCTGGGCTATTTACAGTAGCTTCTATAATTTTTGCTCCATCAATTGGAGGGCTTGCTACAATGTCCACAGTTAAGCCACTGCCGCTTCCTCCTGTTGTTGCTAAACCTGTAGCTGTAGTATAATCGTCACCCGTACCATTTGTAAGGCCGCCAAATGACAAAACGGGATTTTCTTCTTTCCAAGATACCGACAACCTATCACCTTCCATCAATCCTTGATAATCTTGAACAAATGCGCTAGGCACTTCTATAAACCCAAAGTTAACAGGGAATATACATGTGTCCGTTAAAGTTCCCGTTCCAGCGGCTGCATCATACACTATAACTGTTAAAGAATAACTTCCACTAGGCTCTCCAGATTGTACTGTAACAACTCCATTTGAAGTGCATGCAAAAACAACTCCTCCAATTGTAATAGTATTTGCTACAACTCCAGGTGATGTTTCAAAGTAAAATAAAAGCTCATTAGTATCTTCTGAAGCACTTGCGGAGCCATTTACTGCTGTAAAACTATATATATCTGTATCTTGCGGGAGCAGCGCTACTATATTAGGGCAAGCATCTATTGTTGGTGCTACGTTTTGTAACGAATCTGTAAATTGAACAAGTGTCTTGTCATCAGGAAAACCAGATGTAGCTACATTAAATGAAAAAGTATATGTTTCATCCGTGGTAGCTGTAGATCCATAATAAAAATCATTGGCAATTTTTATTCTAAACCCATATCCAGGATCACCTACATTTCCTGGACCTGATTCTATTGCAAAATCTGCCGTTCTATTTACCCCTGAAGCACTTATTACTTGAAAATCAGTTAATACACCATCATCCACTGCTAGTTGCGCTTGATTAATGGGTTGGAATAGGTCTGTAACATAAGGAGAATCCGTTGCTCCCGTAATTATTCCTACACCAGCAGGTTCTTGGTCCTCTTTTAATGAAAAGTTTGTTGCTGAAATTCCAACTGGAGCCTCTGTAGAAGTCAAAATCAATTCGTTCAGTCTATTAAGTACTCCACTTGTTGATGTTTCCCAAAATATATCTATTCTTGATACTACAGGCTCTGTTTCGTAAACAGCTAAAACAGGAAAGCCGGCATTACCTGCCTGAGAGTCTTGTTGACCAATAGGACTAGGTGTAGATAACCTAACTAGATAAGGGTCTGTGTCTGCTTGGTATATACTAGGGTGAGCATTATTACCACCACTACCAGCTAATTCAGATTCAACACCAATAGCATCGGGATCATGCGCTTCTCTTCCTGGATAGTACTGCGTATTAAAAGGTGCTGTGTTAAAATCTACATTTGCAACCCTTCCATACAGCCTAGTACTACTCCTGTATTGCCTTTGCTCTGGGCCAACCTCAGATAAATCTCTAGGTAGTTTGTTTATGTTGTCACTATATAGCGTTGTAAAAGCGGTCTCCCCTACTTCTTCTCCAAAATATTCTGTGTGCCCAGGGTATCCGTTTATTATACCAGGTAAATAAATGTTATAGTATTCTTGCTCTACTTGCCTAACTACTACTTTATAGCTAAACCAACCCCCTGGAACCATTTGTGAACTAACCGCAGGGTTATATTGATGTAAACCAGGAGTTCCTGTGCCTGTATTGTTGCTTAATAAATCGTTTTTTATGGATGTTATAGGGCTATTGAATAGTACTTTAATAGAGTCTCCTGCCCAATTTAATACTGTAGATTCGTTAACTCCTGGGCCTGTTGCAGGATATCGATAGGGTGCATAAAATGTAGAGCCTCCATAATTTATACCTTGAGAGTTGACAGAATCAGTTACTTCGGAAAGTATAGGAGTAGAGGATCTACCGTATCTATCTGATAATATTATAGCTACTTGGTAATTACGATTGTTTTTTACAGTATGCTGTGGATATTCTACAACAGAAGTTCGTCCTTCCAACGCATTGTTTTCTGTTAATGGATATTTATCACTAAGAGCTACGTTATAATTTAACGTCTCTGGAGGAGTGAGTTTATTGACGTAATTACCATAAACAATTCTATTACTTATTATTTCTTGAGTTTTAGCTCTTGGTGGTATTTTATCAAATACTCTTACTAGTGCTCCAGAAGGTAAAGTTCTATAAGGCTTTCTTGCTTGATAATCATATTCGTAAAATTTAGCAACTCCGCTTTCTTCAACTGTGCTTAAAGGTAATCTATCTAAAACCTGCACGGCTAACGCATCGGATTCTTTATACAAGATTTCAATCTCGGTAATTTTCATTAATTCAGATATCTGATCACATTGCATTAAGTTAGCCTCCTCTGGGTTTGTTCCAGTGCCGTCAATTATGTAAGGCATAGGGATTCTTAAAGTAATGTTATTTACTTTATTTTCCATAAACCCAACAACTGTTGATCTAAATGTACTATCTTCATCACCTTCAAGAAAGAATCCATCTTGCTTAGGGATATATGCTGCTTGAGTAAATGGAGCAAATAAAGAATATTCTCCATCGTCAAACTTTAACCTATAACTAAACTTAACAAATTTATCTTCAAGAAAATCAGGGTCTCCTCCATATGTAGGATTATAATCAGGATTAGCTGTAGTACCATCTGGCAGTAGCTCACTGACAACATCTTTCATTGTTGTTTCATATGTAGAGCCTCCCGCAAACCCTTCATACTCTTTCCATAATTGTATTGGAGTTATTGGAGCATACTTAGCAACACTTATGTGATCCTCATTATTATAATATCCCCAATTTCCATCTGCATATTGAGTTTCATTTATAAAAGAAGCGCTTAAGGCTGTATTTACATTTATTTTTCTAGGTTGATTTCTATCATCTGTCCAAAAAAGTAATGTTTCTAATAGGTTTGAGTTTATTATAGGAAAAGTTGTAGAGAAGTTTAGCCATGAGCCTTCTACGAGAACCCTAGGCGCTTGACTTGGGGTATTTAAGTTATATTCTAATATAGCGCTATTACCAGGATTAGTGGTTTCTGAACTAAAGTTAGCAAGCCCGCTAGCCGATGTGTCTGTGTAGTTTGTTGCAAATAAATATATTTTATCCGTAGACACTATAGGTAAAGTGCCTATTATTTTTAAGTTAGGTCTTATTGTAATGATAGATCCATCAACAATACCCCCACCGCCTGGCGCATAAATATTAACACCTGTTAAACTGTTTGAATAATCCGACACATAACCAACTACAACTCCATTTACTAATACTTGATAATTAATGTGTATTCTTTGGTCATTTCCGTTTACAGTTGCAGCCGATGAAAAATCACTAATAATTACTTCACCTGCTCCTCCAGAAGAAGAAGATATTACCGTTAAATCAAAATCAGGTAATACAGTTGCAATTTTTGTATTACCTAAAACATTTTCCAATGCACCTACATCTTCGCCTTCAGATTTGCTTACCGCAACATTTCTAGCATCTCTATATTCTCCAGATGGTAATAACCTATCATCCAGGTCTTTATTCATTTTAGACTTAAGAAAAGTATTTTTAGCTTCTGCCATTTAATTTTAGTGTTTAATCCATTTAGATTTACCTCTCATTACTTGAGTGATCTCTTCTAGTTTAATATTAGACAATCTTATTTTAGCATTCCGCATTTTAGCACTTTTTTCTTTCTTTAATCTTTGCACTAAATACTCTGGCTGATTAGCTCGAGAAGCTACAATAGCATGGCTTATATAAGCATATAAAGCGTCTTCGGCCATTTTAGGTACTCTAGAATCAGCGTCATACGCTAAACCATCAGAAACATAGTCGAATATTATAATCTTGTTAACTAAGTTGCTAGAAAATGATATTTGATTTGTTCTTTCATTTATGGTAAACCATCCATTTGTTTGACTGGTAAGAGGGTTTGAGCCGTATCGTTGTCCAACTCCTAATCTGTTAAAGTCGTACTGATTTACATCTGCATCTACAAAGTTTTGATCATATCCTCCGGTTATTCTTTTTGTATCGTTAGTATCCCATCTTTGCTCGGTAACAGATGTTGTTTCTATGTTATTATCAAAAGCATCTTGAACAGGTTTGCCATAAACGTCCTGTAAAGGTATAGCGCCAGGGTTGCTTGTTAAGGTGGTTGGGTATATAATATGCTTTACTCCTAAACTGTCCACCCATGAAAATTTTACGTAATTAACATAGTCTTGAGGAATAGGTATTGACAAATTGTCGGGTACAGATAATTCTTGTGATTTTATACTTTTTAGTAAGTCATAGCTAAATTCTTGAAGCCCTCTTTTAGCATGAAAGTTTATGTCATACTTTTTAGCAGTCTGTATTATTTTACCATCACCTACAAATCCAACCATATAGTTTTCAACAGCCTCGTTTAAAGTAAGGTACGAGTAGCTGCCATAATTTTCTTCTACAGTATCTCCAAAAGCATCCCGATTTCCATATTGACCTCCTGTTAATGATTTCAACTGGACAACGACTATACTTGTTCCGCTAGGTATAGTACCTACAAAAGTAACAATTGAAGTTATACTCCCATCTGGGGTTGAAGATGTTTTTAAAGCGTACTCAGTTAACCACTCGACAAAAGTTGTGCCTCCGTCTGTACTTACGTATATTTTAAAATTGTTTAACGCATAATACGCGTCTGTATTAGCAAACGAGCCTGCTGAACCTAAGCTCAGTGGTGTATCAAACGTAAAACTTGCTTCACTTATAGGGTTGCTTCCGTCGCCAAGAACGTGCTGTGAGCCCGCGTAATATTGAGAATTATTTTCTGTTATTAAGCCCATTTATTATGATTTTTCTTGTATTTCCTCTTTTTGAATTTCAGTAGCTGCAGCTTGTATTATTTGAGGGTCTTTTATTATAACCCCTGCATATAATAGTATCTTTAATATTAAGTCAGTTTGCTCTGAAGGATTTAATTCAAAATCAACACTGTCAACGTCATTGTATATGTATGCTCCTACTGTAGGATCTATAGTGTAGTTCCACTGTGGATTGCTAGGTTGTACTATTAGTTCTGAGGTAACCAAATTATTAAATTTATCAAACGGTGGGTTAGGGTATATCCTTAAATTAGGATTTGATAAATCAAAACTGTTAACGTAGTATACAGGGTCATTAATTGAGGGTGCAGTTAATCTAGATCTTGTTATTAAGTTATATTCTTTTTTAGAAATTTTTTCGCAAATTGAAGTTTGAATTAATCCATTAGAATAATTATTGTTACTAGGATTGGTATTGTATAGTGCCTCAACATTACCTACTTGCTTAACTAGCCTACCGTCTAAAGCAGTTATAACCGCAGGAGTAAGAGTCCAGTCAGGAGAATTAGAAGAGATAGGTTCCCAGGTAGCGTCCCTGTATATAAATGGTTCTAAGTTTGTGACCACATTATCGTAAATGTTAAACCATTCAGTGTCATTTTGAGAATTGTTTTGATTCTTTCTATTGAATTGATCTCCGCTAGGAAAGTAACCCTCAAATATTTCTAACTGAGCTTGAGCTCCTATCTTATTATACTCGTCAGGAGTTAAATAACCTCTCTGCTCTTTATTTAGTATAGATAAAACGGTTTGATACACTGTATTTACGTTTATAGCCATTTTAATATTTTATTAATTATAGTAGTTAGGCCACCTTTAAAGCGGCCTATCTACTATATAGTATTACATGTTTATTTCAGCTTTTTCTCTATTGACTTGAAAACATCAACACCTTCGTCGGTTTTGAAGTAAGCGGCCATCGCTGAGTAAGGGTTTTCGTCAAAAGGAACAGTCATTAGTTTAGCTCCATTTGTAGCCCAGGTAAATGTTCGTTGATCTGAGGATAAAGCAATTACACCTTGTTCTCTAGCTACAATAGCTACATTTCTCAACTGAACGTTATCATCATTGGCTAGTTCTAAGAACAGCCCGGGGTTTCTTTTAGCAAACAATAGCAAATCCCTTTTAAGCTCCTTAGAAGTCATTGAAGTGACCTTAGAACCAAGTTCTGTTCGCATTATTGCTTCACCCATGTCTACATCCATCTCTCGCGCTGCATTTAATGCATCAATTTGATAGTCTAAAAAGTCTAACTCATCAATAGCGTCTGCTACATGGTCAAACTCTGCATATTTCTTATTTACTCCTGGATGATATAGTGACAATATCTTTTGTAAAGATTGTTTTTCCTTAGGAACAAATAATGCTCCGTTTTTGAATATGATATGCCCTAAAGTTGCATCGCCTTTTTGTTCGTCTCTAAATGGCGAGTTTTGATTTGTTGCATATCTTAATTCTCTTTGTTCCATTTTAACATCATCAAACCAAAGCAAAGGAAATCTTCTTGAGTGCTTAGATTGGATTGTGTATGTTAATGGAGATTTATTATGCAATAGATAATAATTTCTATCTTTAATTTCCCACGTTGGTTTTGTGGGTTGTACAGGAGCAGCAACTTTTGTTACCACTTCTTTTTGAGGAGCAACCTCAACTTTTTTTGCTGGAGCTTTTTTAGTAGCCATAATATGATATAATTTAATAATTTATAAGAGTAATAGTTACCCCCGTCAGTACAACGAGGGTAAAAATTACATTAATTTACTCTTGTCTATACAGTGAACAATACGAAATTGTTTGCTCCTTGTACACAAAGACATCTTTCAGAAAGGAAGTGTACCTCCATTGCATCAAGATCAGAAGTAGCTGCACCAACAGATCCAGTAACCCAGTTCTTCATACGTCTGTCGTCAGCTTGTGAAGCTCTATAACGAACGTGTAAGAATGGACGTCTGATGTTTGTACCTAATACTTGATCGTATACAGTAGATGTTCCAGCAGGAACTAATACACCTTGAATGTCTCCAACTTGTGAGCTAGTCAATGGATCAGCCGCACCTCTTGTTGAAGCGTCATTTAAGTATTTCCAGTCAGTCTTGTAGAAATCATAAGATCCTCTACGGAAACCTGAGAAACCTAAGTTTAATGCCATTTCTTCAGAGTTTTCAAATACTCCAAAAGAACTACCACCACCATAAACAGCTCCAGCACCTGTTGGAGAACCAACACCAGAAAGCATATCGTCAAAAGCCAAATTAGAAATTCGGTTTAAGAATAGCATGTTTTCTTCAATAGCACCTTGCGTGTCTAAGTTTTGTAGGATTTCATCAAACTGTCCTAATCCAGTTGTAGCGTCGAAACCACTGTTTACATTACCTCTTTCATTAATAGCAGCGAAGAAACCTTGCGTTCCTTTTTTACCACTAGCTAATGCTTTAGATCCCGCAGCAGCAAGCTCACCTTCTACCATTGACATTTCTAAGTAATCTTCAAAACGTAAACGAGTTTCAGATTCAGCTTTTAAATACCATAAGTATCCAGATGTTCCGTCTTCAGTTGCAACTTCCACCCATCCAATTTGTGCAGTATCAGATCCAGATACAACATATTTGTTTCTGATAATGATTGGAGAGTTAGAAAACTGTGTGAAAGATGGAGTGATGCTGTTATAGTCGTCAGCAGCTAAGGTAGAACCTTTTGCATATTCAGAACCATAAACAAATATCTTAAGCCCTGTAGCTCCTAATCCACTTGTATCAGCAGCAGTATAAGGTGCTACTTCAAGATCTCCTGTTGTAATATCAGAAGATAATACTAATGCTTTTAATTCAGCGTTAGTGGCTGGATCGATTATTACAATAGTTTGGTTTTTAGAAATAACATTTGCTACATAATCTTTAGGATCAGCAGGTGTTAAATCTAAAGGTATAGTTAAAGTACTTACGTTTCCTACGACAGCATTAACTACTCCAGTATAAGATACGTGTAATCTATTTTGCTCAGACCAAATTACTTGATCAGAAGTCATTGGCATTTCAGCGCCAACCATACGTAAGAATCCAGATAAAGTACGGTTACCGTATCTTTCAATTTCTTGCTCATATACTTCTGGTAAGTATTGTTCTGCGAAAGCCGTAGTGGTTCCGTCTGTAAAGTTTAGATAGTTGGAATCTAAAGCTTGTTGTTTTTGACTCGGTTTGATTGAACCGAATTGTGGTGTTAAAGCCATAATTTTTAATTTTTAAATTTTCGTTGTTTAATTTTTAGTTTTGAAGAGTCCGCTCCGCTGATTGATTTCACTTTTAATCCATTCACAAATACGCTACCAGGGACTGATTGTCTAACATCTGTTTGAATGTTATTTGACTTAGCTGTTATGTCTCTAACGGCATCAGCTTTTCCTTGTTCGTAAAAGTGCTGAGCTAAAGTGTCGGCATTTCTTGCAGCATAAATGGCTTTATGATAATCAGCATAATTCTTAACTTGTCCTTTTTCGTTTAGAAACTTTCCAACTACGGACTTTAGATCAGATTGATTTGCTTTTACATTGTCGGTGTCTTTTACAGAATACCTAAACTTCTTTTCTCCTACGTTGAAATTAAAACCTTTAAAATCACTAGAAAAGTAATCATTAGTACCATGAACAAAGGCATCTCTTGACTGCGCATTTACTTGCTCTTCCTCTTTGTATCGATTGAAAAAATCAACTGCTTTTTGCTGCTCTTGAGTAACGCCCGGTCTCAACTTGATCTCGTCGTAATATTTACTCTTAAGTCCTTCTAAATAGTGTTTGGCTTTTCCAACCTCTTCTTTAAACGCAATTTTTCTCTTGCGTATATCTTTTTCATCATCTAACTCTTCATCATATGAAAAGTCTTCTAATAAAATATTCACATCATCACCTTCTAAATAAGGTTTTGTTTTTGAATAGTATTCTTTTAATAAAGCAGTTTCACTTATATTAGTATAATCCGCATTTAAACGTACAAAATCTTGTACAGTTCCACCGGTATCTTCCATAAAAGTAACTAATTTCTCTATGTTTTCCGGTAACGGTTTTCCAGATACTCTTTCGTCTCTTACTGCTTCTTTTATTTCAGCTTCTACTTTTTTAGTTTCTTGCTGAACTTCTTCTTCTGTTATTTCCTGCAATACAACCGGTTGCTCTTGCTTTTGCTCTGATTCTTGCGCTTGCTCTTCTGCCACAATAGTTGGTTGTTCTGCAACAACTTCTTTTTCTTCTGCTTGATCAATTACTACTTTAGTAACGTCTGCCTCTTTAGGCTGGCTTAAATCAATTTTTGTTGGAGCGTTTGGCTCGTTTGAAAATTTTCTAGGAGTTTTCTTTTTAATTTTAAAATCCCCTTCTTGTTTTACTTCTGACATAATATAATATAATTAAATAGTTAAAAATTTACTCTTATTTAGGATCGAATTGCTCCAATCCAAAGCCTCCTAATACATCCATTCCAGATGACTCAAAGTTTTTTGGCGGCGAATTATTTTGCCTTTGGCTAATTAATTCACTTTGTTGTGAAGCTACTATCTTAGCCCTATCGTCTTTACGATCTTCTTTGTTATTTTCTTTCGATGTTTGCTGTTGTGAATTTGCCATAGCAAGTTGCATGTTGAAATCAAACTCCGTTTGCATTAATTGCTTCTTTATAGCAGCTTCCTGTTGTAGCTTCTGAACATCAAATTGCATTTTAGCTTGCTCTATTTGTATTTTTTGCTCTGTAAGAACTTGCTGTTTTTGCGTTTCAGCTAAAGCTGTTTCTTGAGCTAATTGAGAATTGGCTTGTGCTTGTGCTTGTATATTTGCTTGTTGTGCTTCTTGTTCTCTTTTAGCTTTTTGTTGTTGACGTACTTTTAAAAATTCATTAGCTGTTTTAATGTTTTTTATGTTTCTAATGTCTATAGCGTCATCTAATCCAATTAACCCAGCTGACAATGCTGTTTGTATGTTGCCTTCCATTTGAGCTCTCTGTTCGTCATCTGGTTCTAACTCTAAGAATATACCAAAATCGTGCAACTGTAATGTAGACAATTCATCTAAAGTTCCTACGTTATAAGTACTTATAGATTGTTTTAATGATTGAGCCGTTAATGGATATGCTAATGCGTCAGCTAAGCGTAGTGCAATATTTTCACAAGTGGATAATGTTAAAAACAATTGAGCTTGTAATATATGCCTTGTAGCCGTGTTTGAATTTGCAGCCGCCATTTTTTGTAAGCCAACCAAAGCGTTTTTATCTGGAGTACTTCCATCCCTTGCTTCGTTTAACCCGGTTACATCCCGAATCATTTGTAAGTAATACTGGTATGTATTTATTAAAGCGCTCAGCTTAGCTTGTCCGTTAGATGATTGTAATTCTTGAATAGGCACCTTACCTCTATTTGGATCACCATCTTGCGTAAGTGACCTACCTATAATACTACCTGTTTGGAAATACATATTAAGGGCTTCTTGAGGGTTGTAATTGGTTCCGTTGCCTAAATCAACTTCTGTCAAACCGTCCACATCAAGATATACTCCGTCTGGAACCATCCTTGATAATACTTGTTGTATTTTTAAATGAGTGAGCTGAATCATATCCGCAAATCCTGTAACTCTACCCACTAATGATTGTACTTTTCCTTTGTACATTCTAGGTGCACAAATAGAATAGTTCATTTTAACTTTAGTAGTATCTGAATTTGGTCTGGTCATATTTTCAGCCAATTCCCACTTAAGCATCATATTTTGTCCAAGTATCTTAGCACCACTATATAAAACCTCTATACTTCTACTTACTTTATCAAAGTTATCGTTTTTAGGCGGATTAAATGTATCTGGTTTTTCTAAAGCCTTTTCAAGACCTTGTTCTGTGTGCTTTATTTTAAATACTTGATCGCTATATGTTTTGTACTCAAAAAACAGTACATTAACTTGATCATCATTACCTTGCCCTCCGTTATAGCCTCGCATATAATTGCTAGAGCTACCAAACTTATTTATTTGCTTTAAATCTTCTGCTGTTAAATCAGGAAATTGCTTTTTTAGTTCAGGTATGGATATTGTTTTAACTTCACCTACGTAATATATATCTTCAAAATTAGGATCCTCAGTATAAGAATAAACTAAGCTAGCGGGGTCAACGTATTCTGTTTTTATACCTTCCGTTAAATTAAAGCTAGTTTTCGTACATCCAATACCTAATGTGACTAAATCATATATAACTCTCTTCCTAGATTCATCGTATTTACTTTTATCTAATATTGTATTTATAGCTTGCTCTTCCGCTATTTCTACAGCCTCTTTAAATTCTAGTTGCATTTTAAGAGACAGCTCCTCAGCATCTTTAGGTAATTCTTCAGGGTTTGTAGAGTACATGTCAATCCCTAGAGTATTCTTTACGTTGTTTAAAAACTCTTTAGCAGCCATATCCCGCATTATTCTTTCTGCGTATTTGGTTCTTTTCTGCAAAGATTCCGGATCTTGAGCAAAAGCTTTGATCTCGTAAGCTCTTTGAGACATTCCATTAACAACAATATCTACAAATTTAGATATTACAGGCACAGGTTTCCAATCTAAGTTTAAGTAAGACAAGTCACCATTTATAGCTAATTCATCTTTGTACTTTTGTATTGATTGTTCACCTCTAGCATAAAGCTTTAGCCTATGATAGTTTTGGTAATTAGATAAAAATCTATCACCTCCACTTCTGTTATTTCGGAACCATTCAAACTCAATAGCCTGGCCTACTTTAATACCGTATTCTAATGTTTGCTTTTCCTCATCCGGTACCACCTGATCTGGAAATGAGCTGTTATAATTGGTTGATATCATCTACATTATTTTTGAGCTTGACCCTCTATTGTTATATTTTTTTATTCCTAAAGGAGTTGATTTTAACACTCTTTTTGGGGATGGTCTGTATTTGTTCTTGTTGCAAGCCATTATGGCTAAACCAGAGCTTATAGACGCATCATGCTTAGTTCTATTGTTTATATTAAATTTTGCCCAATCCTCTAGTGTTCGTTGGAAATAAGTAGTGCCATAACCTTTTTCAGTTAAGCCTACGTGATTTTCTATGTAAGCTTCTATAGCTGCAGCATGTGCTTGTTTTATATCTTCACTAGAGTTAGGCATTCCACCGATTTCTCTTTCAGTTACGGACAACTTAAGTTTATCTGGTCTGTTCATGCTAAAGCCCCTGTATCCTCTTCTTTTGAAATGATACAATAATCTGGGTTTATTATTTTCAGCCAATATAGGCATTCCATAAAATACACAAGCCATTAATACATCTTCAAAAAATATATCTGCTGTTTGTGGTCTAGAAATATACTCTAAAAAAAATGTATTAACCGGAGCATTTTCCATACTAAATTTGGTTAATCCGTGTAAAGCTCCTTTAGAGCCTTTGCCATCAACAGTACCGGATATATCGTAACTATCACAGCCAAAAGCACCAATGTGCTCATTCCCTGGCCATCGTATACCATTTTTAAATAGCACGTTATTTTGTAAAACTAAATCAGGTATCCAAGATATAAAAAATCTACCTTCTTTATTAGGAGCAAACATAACTTTAGAATCTTTAATACCACCCTCCCAATAAAAATTGCCTTGAGTTACTGCTTGAGTGTTTCTTAGATCTTCGTTATAATCTATTTGCTCGTATATTTTTGTTAGATTAAAAAGCGATTGCTTTGCCTCATCTCTAAACGCATGCTTTGTAGTTCTTGGAAATTGTCTATAAAATTCATTTAAGCCATCTTGATCATCTCTTAGACCTTCTACTTCATTATTCCAATATTCTATTACGCCTATTTTTATTTTTTCTCCTTGTGGCCCAACCGCGGGGGTGGTCGGTGTGTCGAATACAGGTAAGCCATAAGCGTCAATGTATCCCTCGTAGTTCCATTCCATAGGTATGAACAAAGAATAGAGTCCTGAACGAGTCTGTCTATTGGCGTTTTTTTGGGTAACATCTGAATCATTGTAAAGTTTTCTAAAATTTTCACCTCCTTTGTCTAACGAGTTTGATGTTGATCCCATCATACACTTACCAACAATTCGGCTACCTAGTCTTAATGTTGTTTTAGTTACTCGCCAGTTGTTTAATATGTTGTCTGGTCTTTCCCATTTCCCACTTTCATCGTGTACTAGTAGTCTTAACTTTTCCCCATCATATGAGTTATCACCTGTGTTTTTCCAGTCAATGGTTGTATCTAATCCCTCAAGTTCTTTTTGTGCTTCGTTGGCTTCAAGTTTCTTACGTGTAAGTTTGGACGCGGGGACACGATAGGCAAGTTCGGTCTTGGGCCTGTCCATACCGTCCTGGATGGGCTTAAAGAAGAACGGGTAGTTGACGGAGATCGGTACGACTTTATCTGTGAACATTTTTTTAGCGTCAGAGCCAGATTTTGACAATATGCCAAACCGTGAATCCGAGGAAATTGTTGCGAGGTTAACAGTCTCAGCTGAGGACATGAACGAAAATCCACTCCTTCTATTCTTAAGGTAGCACATTCCGTAACATTGTGGGTCAGCTTTACAAGCTTCCCAGAATATGTAGAATAATCTATTTGATTCCCTAAAGTCTGCTGCCCCAACATCAATTTTGGACCACTGCAAGTACATGTAGTGAGAGCCAGTAATATAAACATACTTATTTTTATTATAAAACCATAAACCCTCTTCACGCCTTCTAAACTCTTTGTCAATATAATCATACCACTTATTTTTAAAATGTTCTGGCTTTGCTTCCCAGTCAGATACATTTTTTATTTTACTTAATTCTTTGGGATAGGCTTCTTTTTCCCACTTTTTAGACTCAGACTTAACTTGCTCTTCTCTTTTAGGTAAAGCTATTTTAAGATTTTGAATTTCAATAATCTCTTCAATTTGTCCAGTTTTACTTACAACTACTACATCATAGTCTTCGTTGTATCCGTACTCCCATTTTTTAGATTTGTTATTTTTCTTAATAACGCTATCCTTTATATGGTTAGGCAGTATTTTTACTAATTGCTGTTCGTAACTCATTTCGACCTTCCTTCAGCAAAGCCTTTAAACTTAGCTTGTTTGCTATTAGTGTCTTTTGTCTCTAAGTACCCTTCTTCTTCTTCAATACGGTTAAGTATTTCAAATGCATCAAATATAGCTAACTTTTTAGTAGCCGCAGCATTTTTAAGTCTGTCAGCGGATATATCGTCGTCAGAATCAACAATAGCTTCTTTTGCTACTTTAATTAACTCTTCAACTGCTTTCTGCCCAGCTTGGATTATACTCCTTTTCGTTTCCTCTACGTTCATATTTAATTACAATATCATTTGATTTCATACAATAAAGCCTTTGCTTATTAAACACAAATTCAAACTCACGT